ACCCAAGTAATGCACCATATAAATTTATTACATACTCTGATATAAATTCTGCAGGTAGACAGTGGATTCGTAAATACACACTTGCGTTAGCAAAAGAATTATTAGGAATCATCAGAAGTAAATATGCTTCAATGCCACTTCCAAATGGTGAAGTATCACTTGATGGTGAAGCTTTAAAAGCAGAGGGTAGAGAAGAGAAAGCTCAAGCTTTAGATGAACTAAAAGAGTTTTTGGATTCTGTATCATTGACGGAAAAATCAAGACAAGAACAAGAACAGGCAGAAGCTCAACAACAGGTGTTGAACAAAGCCCCTCTTGGGATTTACATAGGATAATATTATGGCAAATAAACCATTCTTTGTTCCACAAAAAGAGATTAATTTAATTGATTCGATGAATGAAGAATTGATTGATGAGATTGTTGGGCAATCTGTTGATATTTACAAAATAACTATAGATAGTACAGATGAAAATTTATATGGTGAATCAACAACAAAATATTATGATAAAGGGTTTAGAGTTAATTGTTTGATTCAATTTGATGAACCTGAAGTAAATCTTGATGAGTTCGGAACAGATGTTAATGCTACAATAGAAATGTATTTTCATAGAACAACTTTAGTTGAAGCTAATTTTCATCCAGAAGTTGGTGATATAGTTGATTGGAATGGTTTTTATTGGGAGATGAATGGGATAACAGAACCACAATTAATAGCTGGACACCAAAATTTTAAACATCAGATTAAAGCGACGGCACATAGAATTAGAAATTCAAGTTTACAAATAGAACAGAGGACTCTATAGATGAGTAATCCTATAGTAAAAGTAGATTTAAACGCAAAAATAGAAGATAGGTGGGTATATAAAGAGAGTGGTAATCCATATGTAGGTTCTTATCACTTACATGAAGATGGCACAGCTATGATAAACGCTGGTGTAATTGGTGTTGTACACGATTTAAATCCATCGGAAGTAATAATAAAAAAAGGTATCAGAGATACAAATACTAGGAGAAAAATATAATGCATTGTAATCAAACAGATTGTATAGGTTGTTTTGGAAATGAATGTCAATCAGTAAGGAATGGGCAATGTTACACTTTAAGTGGAACATATTGTGGTGATTGTCATGATTGCTTTGATGAAGATATAACTACCAATAACAGAAATAATAGAAATCAAGGTGGACATACACACCAAGTACCAGCACATAGACATTTTATAATGACTGAAGATAATGGTGGTGGTGCTGTAGCTGGTTCCGGTTACACATATCCAACTACATATTCAGGTATTGACTATGGGTCAGGATATGATGATATAAACTTCTTTCAACCTATTTATGGAGACCAAACTACTACTCAAGCTGGAACTCATACTCACCGAAGAGGATTGGGTAATACTATAGGTAGAAACGGAAATACTAACGGTAATCAAACAAATTTGAGAGCACGGCAAGGTGAATTTGTAAACAGAAGGACCGGTAACTCAGTTCCTGCTGGAACACCATATCATACACATGAAGGACAGGCTATGGCAGGAGCTAGACACTCAAATAAACCACATGATAAATACGATAGAGTAGGTGGTGGAATGGGGCGTGTAACACCAACTCATAACATGAGTGCTAAAGATGTGGGTATTAATGTTTATACTTCACGAACTTCTCCAACTAACACACAACAATCATTTGGTGTAGATCATCAATGTACAGGAGGTGAGGTGTTACTTGTACATGCAACTCATCAAAATTTTCTAACTCAGTATCTTATGAATTTTATCACAAATGGATATCATCCAAATGTTAGTGTAGTACCATGTTCAACTTTAAATGGTACTGGATGGGCGTGTGATAGTATGTGTCAAGCTGATGAAGCGGGTGAAAGTGGGGGTATGAGTATGTTCATCAATACTGAATGTAGTGGACTTACATCCATTAGCACTGACCCATATTGGTTACTTCTACCACAAGGTCAATGTAATTTAGAATCAGTTTCACTTCCAGGATATATAGATTAGTGGCAGTTGAAAAAATCATAGGAAAAACCATTACGAAGTTTGATACATCAAATCCAAACTTTATTGAAAAACCAAAACTAAAAGAAGAGGTTAGTGGAAATACAATAGAGAATACTGATGTATATGGTGAAAGAAAACACACTTACACACCTGAACCAAATGGTAATTTACAAATGGAACAGATGATGGGTAAGTTGATGAATAAATTAGATAACTTTGATACACCAAGTCAAACAGGTATAAAAGCTGTCGAAGTAGATATACAAAGAGAAATTGCAATTGGAAAAGTTGATTCCAATGCAGTAAAATCAGAAGAATTTAAAGGTAAAGTTAAAACTAAAAAAGATAAACTAAAAGCACTGAGAAGAAGAAATGGCCGTTAAACCAATAACAAATCAACAAGCAGTTAGAAAAGAAACTCAAAATAGAGCTAAACATGTTTCTACAAGAGATGTAAATACTCGAACAGGAAATATGAAACGAACTATGGTTCCTGGTAATAACTTGAGTAATAACTATTCAATTACATTACAAGATGTAGATACATCAATTCTTAATCATGTGAAAAATGTAATAAAACCCGCTATCAGAGAAGCTAACGAAGTTTATAAAGTTCCTGTGATTTATGGTAATGAAGAAAGATGGAAATCTGCCAGGAAAAGAGGGTTTTTATCTGATAAAAATGGAGTTTTACAATTACCACTAATAATGTTAAAACGAGTTAGTGTTGATAAAAACGATATGATGGGAGGAATGGAGCATGATGTTCGTAGACAACATTCTGATATTGTTAGAAGTTCAAAGTGGTCTAAGAAAAATAGATATGACAGGTTTGCAGTTCAAACAGGTAAAAAACCTATCGTAGAAAATATGGTTACAACACCACCTAACTATGTTAACATTAATTATGAGTTCATAGTATGGACTAATTTTATTTCACAAATGAATCCATTGGTTGAAGAATTTGTAGAATATAGTAATACATATTGGGGAGATTCTGAAGAAAACAAATTTTTAAGTAAGATAGAATCAATAACAGATGCATCAGAAATGACACAAAATACTGAAAGGTTTATAAAATCAAATTTCAATTTAATGGTTAAAGCTTATCTACTACCTGAATACATAACATCAGTTGTAACAAACAAAATATCAAATTTGAAAAAAACTATTTCACCATCGAAAGTTGTTTTTGGCTATGAGGGTGACGCTACAGATGAGCAAATTCAATCATAGAGCAAGAAAAATACATGTAAATAGATTGATAGATAAATTATATCACAATCTTGATATTATTTATCCAAATGGTTGGATAATAGATTGTGGTTCTGCTGGTAGAGCTAATGTATCATACGAAGATGGAACAAAACACCGATTTGTTGAAGGTGGTAAAGTTATATATGGCAGAATGAATTGCTTGGTTACTAAAAATAAAAATTAACTTTTTAAAAAATTAATATATATTTATATATGACTAAACAAATGGAGGTTACATATGTCAGAAAGCGTAAAACTAAAAACAGAAGATATAGATAGTGTAAAACAAATACAAACTAAATATCTACAAGTACAACAAGGTATAGGACAAGTTCGTGTATCTTTAATTAAATTAGACCAACAACGAGATGTTTTAATGAAAGCTGAGGCTGATTTAAATAATAAATTCTTAGAAACTCAAAAAGAGGAACAAGAATTACTGAAAAGTATGAATGATTCCTATGGTGATGGTACATTAGATATTGAAAATGGAGTTTTCATACCCAATACTGAAAATTAAATTTGCGTTTGAGAAATAATTTAACTATTTATATATGAATTTATGCATAAAAAATTCAAGTACGTATCCCTTATAAAATTAACGTTAATTTAGGAGAAATCAAATGGCAGAAAAAATTATCTCACCTGGTGTATTTACGAATGAAATAGACCAGAGTTTTCTACCTGCAGCTATTGGGGAAATAGGAGGTGTAGTAATAGGTCCTACTGTTAAAGGTCCAGCAATGGTGCCAACCGTTGTTAGTTCATTTAGTGAATTTCAAGAGAAATTCGGAACAACTTTTAAAAGTGGTAGTTCTTATTATTCATACTTAACTTCAGTAACTGCACAAAACTATTTAAGAAATTCAGGAAGGTTAACAGTTGTTAGAACTTTAGCTGGTGACTTTTCAGCAGCTTCAGCATCAATTTTAACAGGTGACGCAACACCTGAAAATAAAGCTAGTGGTTCAATGACAATCACTGGTACTTTTGGACAAGATGAAGGTGATGAAACACAAATTACTGTTGGTGGAACAGAGTTTAGGTTCGTGGCTTCTGAAGCTACAGATATACCAGTTGATAGTTCACCTATTTTCTTTCACGCGACAGGTTCAAATGCAACTACATACGCTGCTAATTTAGTAGCTGAAATAAATGCGGCTAACATTGGTGTTACAGCTACTAGTGTTGGAGCTAAATTTGAATTGACTGCTTCGAATGCAGGAACATCAGGAAATAGTATAACTGTTGAAACTGGTTCAGGTGCAAGTATAGGAACAGATACTTTAACACTTGCAGGTGGTACAAATAATGACGCATCGACAACATTTAAATTACATACATTATCACATGGTTCAAATTTAAATAACTTTAGTACTGCTACAACAACAAATAATGTACTTACAGCCGGAACAAAAGATAACATTAGATATGAAATTACTAATGTTAATAATGATAAAGGTACATTTACATTGTTAGTTAGAGCTGGTAATGATACCATTAAGAGAAAACAAGTTTTAGAAACTTTCAATAATCTATCATTAGATCCAAATTCAAATAATTATATAGCCAAAGTCATAGGTGACCAAGATTTACAATTTAAATCTGATGATGGTTTTTATATTAAACCTGTTGGAGACTTCCCAAACAAATCAAGTTATGTTAGAGTGGAAGTTCTGAAAAACACAGTTGATTATTTAGATGAAAATGGATTAGTTAGAGTTCCATCAGCATCAGGTTCATTACCAGCACTTGGTAGTGGTTCATCTCATGGTGGATTTGGTGGTGGTTCAGATGGTGATGTAGCAGCTCACCCACATGATTTTTATGATAAAATCACAACAGCCGCTGATGTACAAGGATTAAACCTTACCACAGGACAGAGTGGACATACATCTTACATTAACGCACTTAACTTAATGTCAAATCAAGATGAATACGATATTAATATGGTATTAATTCCAGGTGTTATTAATGGTATATCTGGTGGACCAAGTGTTATTGTTGATAAAGCTCTTCAAGTGTGTGAAGATAGAGGTGACGCTTTTGCAGTTGTAGATCCAGTTGTATATGGTTCTACTATAGCTTCAGCTACAACAGAAGCTGCTAAATATGATTCAAACTACGCAGCTATGTATTGGCCTTGGGTACAAGTACCTGAAAATCAATTAGGTAAAAATGTATGGGTACCGCCATCTACAGTGATACCTGGTATTTACGCCTTTAATGATAAAGTGGCACATCCATGGTTTGCACCGGCTGGTTTAAATCGTGGTGGTATTGACACTGCTGTTCAAGCTGAAAGAAAACTAACTCAAGGAAATCGTGACACATTATATGACGCGAATGTTAATCCAATAGCCACATTCCCTGGACAAGGGGTTTGTGTGTGGGGTCAAAAAACTCTACAGAAAAAGGCATCAGCTCTTGATAGAGTTAATGTACGAAGATTGATGATAGCTGTTAAGAAATTTATAGCTTCAACATCAAGATTCCTTGTATTTGAACAAAATAATCCACAAACAAGAAAAAGATTCTTAAATGTGGTTAACCCTTATTTAGAACAAGTACAAGCAAATAGTGGATTAAGTGCTTTCAGAGTTGTAATGGATGAAACTAATAACACACCAGATACAATAGATAGGAATATCTTATATGGACAATTGTTCTTACAACCTACAAGAACAGCTGAGTTTGTGGTGTTAGATTTTACAGTACAACCTACTGGAGCTACATTCCCAGAGTAATAGATAAATAATATCTTAATAAAGAGCCAATAATAAAAATTATTGGCTCTTTTTTTGCAGATTTTTTATATTTATATATGAAGAATTTAATAATGACCTATGTTTATATAGAATCTTAGGAGAATAAAAATGGCAGAACTTATAAGCCCAAATGACATAATGTTTACTCAATTTGAACCTAAAGTAAAAAATAGGTTTATAATGAATATTGATGGTATTCCAAGTTTTATGATAAAAGCTATGAATAGACCTACAATTCAGTTTGATGAAGTAGTATTAGAACACATGAATACTACAAGATATATGAAAGGTAAAGGAAGATGGCAACCAATAGAAATTACTCTATATGACCCGATTGTTCCTTCAGGTGCACAAGCAGTAATGGAATGGGTAAGATTATCTCATGAATCCGTAACAGGTAGAGATGGTTACTCTGATTTCTACAAAAAAGATATTGATTTCAATATTTTAGGACCTGTAGGTGATATGGTTGAAGAGTGGACATTAAAAGGTGCATATATTGAAAATGCCAATTTTGGTGATTTTGATTGGGGAACAAGTGACCCAGCTGAAATAGTATTATCACTTAAATATGATTACGCTATACTTCAATTCTAAAACATAATTACATATGATTAATAAAAGCCCTCAATAAAAATTGAGGGTTTTTTTATTTTATATATATTTATATATGAAAAATATTTAGGAGTTATATGAAAACATTCGATGAAATAATTGAAAAAGTTTTACACCACGAGGGTGGATATGTAAACGACCCGAAAGATTTAGGTGGTGAAACAAAATATGGCATCACTAAAAGGTTTTATCCAGATATCGATATAAAGAATCTCACAATAGAACAAGCGAAAGACATTTATAAAAAAGATTATTGGGATAGAAACAAAGTTGAATCTCTACCACAGAATCTATGGCATATCTATTTCGATATGTGTGTGAATATGGGTAAGAGAACAGCAGTAAAGGTTCTACAGAGAGCGGCTGTCAACAAAGGTAAAGATATAGAAGTTGATGGTGGTTTAGGACCAATGACAATCGGAGCTCTTAAAGGTGTTGAGTTAGATAGAGTTAGAGCTTTTAGAGTGAAGTATTATGTAGATTTAATAACAGCTAAACCGGAACAAGAGAAGTTTTATTTAGGATGGTTTAGAAGAGCATTGGAGGTATAGTAAATGGCTGAAGCTAAACAAGATGAAAAAAAGTTTCCAAGTGAAGTAATTGATTTACCGAGTGGTGGTAAAATATATGGTAAAGATTCACCATTGTTTAATGGAAAACTTGAAATTAAATATATGACAGCAAAAGAAGAAGATATTTTGACATCACAGAATCTTATTAAAAAAGGTGTTGTGTTGGATAAATTATTAGATTCATTAATTATGACATCAGGTGTAAATAGTAAAAATTTAATTGTTGGTGATAAAAATGCTGTAATGGTAGCTGCTAGAATATTGGCATACGGACCAGAGTATCAAGCTGAGATAACAAATCCAAATACTGGTGAAAAATTAAGTTATGAATTTGATTTATCTTCATGTGATTTCAGAAAATTACCAGAAGGTGTAGATTATACAACTAACGAATTTCAATTTGAGTTACCTGTTACAAAATCAAAAATAGTTTATAAGTTACTTACAGGAACAGATGAATCTAATATCAACAAAGAGATTGAATCAAGAAAAAAAATAGGACAATCTGCTGAAATAACAACTAGAATGAAAGCTGCTGTTGTATCTATAGATGGTGATGATAGTAGGGGATTCATTAATAATTTTGTAGACAATATGTTATCACGAGATTCATTAGCCTTCAGAGAAGAAATGGCTAGAATATCACCTGATATAGATTTAAGTCAGGAAATCGAAATGGAGGGCGAAATGGTCAAGGTAGATATACCTATGACCATCAACTTTTTTTGGCCACAGGCCGGAAAATAAGCCTCAGATTCACGAAGAAATATTCAGTTTAATATATGGAACACAAGGTGGATTTACACACAGTGATGTATATGGAATGCCCATATATTTAAGAAGATTTTATCTTAAAAAACTAATAGAATACAAAAAGAAAGAAGAAGAAGAAATTAAGAAAGCTTCTCAATCTAATAAGCCTTCATCGCCTAAAATTAGAAGATAATATTGAATATCTTTATATTTATATATGACTAACTACGGAGAGTTTAAATGAAGAAATCATATATGAGTATAAAAAACATTCTATCAGAAGGTATTTTTGATAAATTGCTAAATCTTGTCAAGAAATCAAAAGTCAAATCAGATAAAAAAATACAATCAAAAATTTCAGATTTAAATAAAGACGTATCCGAGTTAGAGAAACTTTTTAATCAGAGATTTAAAGAGTTAAATCCAAAACACAAACCAATTAAATTGTCTAAGTATAAAGTAAGTGATTTTCTTAAATAGAGATTATAAATGGCAAACTTTAAAGATCAACTAAATATAGCTAAACAATTGAATGACTTAACTCGTCAAAGAATGAAAGACGAAAAGTTTATGGATAGTACTCTTGATGATAGAGTTAGTATACTAAACAACATTGTTCAGAATAAAAAAGATATAAATAAACTATCTGATATAGAGGAAGAGATAGAGAAAAAAATAGCTGACCATATTGAAACAGGACACACCGCTTTAGCCGACAAATATAAAGTTGAATTGAAATTAGTTCAGATTAAGAAAAAAGAACTTGAGGCTCAAGAAAATGTAAATAACGCTTTGAAAGAAGCTGGTGATTCATTACTGGGTGGAATGATTACTAAAGGAAAAGAATTAACAGAAACACTAAAGAAACCTGGTGGTGTATTGGTTGTAGGTTTAACAGCTGCAGTGGCTCTATTACTAACATTTTCAAAAACAACAGATAAAATTGGTGAACAATTTGGTGCTCTTGGTGTAAATAATTTAGCACAAGATTTAAGAGAGGCTAATGTTACGGCAGTTGGTTTGGGTAGAGGTATTGATGATGTAAGTAACTCATTGGAAGAAGTGGCCAATAATTTTGGTGTGAGTGCAAAAAATTCAAAAGATTTATTAAATAGTATAACTGAAACTTCAGTAGCTATTGGATTAACTAATCAAGAGGGTGCTCAATTATTTGGTACTCTTAAAAGTATAGTAGGGTTAACAGATGAACAGGCAGAAAATTTAGCCAAACAAACAGCTTTATTAGCAGACCAAGAAGGTTTATTACCAAATGCCGTATTTAGAGATATAGTTGGTTCAACCGATGCTATTGCCGGATTTACTAAAGATGGTGGAAAAAACATAGCACGAGCAGCCATTGAAGCTAAAAAGTTGGGAACAAATTTAGATACAGCTGCTAAAATAGCCGATGGTTTATTAGATTTTGAAACAAGTATAGAAAGTGCTTTAGAAGCTTCATTATTGATTGGTAGGAATATAAATCTTGATAAGGCTCGACAATTAGCTTTAAGTGGTGATTTAGCGGGAGCTATGAAAGATGTTGTAGCTCAAGTTGGTAGTGAAGCAGAGTTTAACAAATTAAATGTAATACAGAGAGATGCACTGGCAAAGGCTGTTGGTGTATCAAGAGGAGAACTAGCTAAGTTTGTACAATTACAAGGAAAATCTAAGAGTGAAATGGCCGCACTTACTGACATGGATGTGAGTGAGTTAGTTCCTGAGGACGCTATATCCAATATAACAATGTTGAATAACACAATTAAAAAAATAACAGCTTCCATTCAAGCAGCTATAGGTGGATTTATACAATTTTTAGGAATTACTACCGAAAGTAGTGCGGGTGCAGATTTGACAAAAATAGCATTAATAGCTTTAGGTGGAGCTATAGTGTTTATAGGTGTTACAGCCTTGGCGTCAGCACTTAAAGTAAAATTAATGAGTAAGATATTAGGAAAATCTGGTTTAGGTTTTGCTAAGTTTGGACTGGCAGCGTCTGCAGCTATACCAGTACTATTGACATTAGCTGCCGTTGGTTTATCACTATCGGCTGTATTCTTTGGAATATCTGCTGTAATAGGATCTGTTGGTGAACTTCTATCCAAAAATATATCAGTTTCAGCTATAGGTGGGTTAGCACTAGCTCTGACTGGATTGTCTGCTTCACTAATGGCAGTGGGAGTTGCTGGATTATTCGCATTACCCGCATTGGGAGTTTTATCAGCATTTGGTATGTTACCAGGACAAGGTGGTGGTGGTGGTGTGATAGATGATGGACAACCAAAAGCTGTACATGATAAAGATTTAGAGGAAAAGGTTTCTACATTACAATCTGAAATAGAAGGATTGAGGAGTGATATGGCATCTTACTTTGGTTCAGGTGGTTCAGCTTATCCTGAGATGCAAAGAGCTCACTCAACAGCTTTAGAAAACTTTAGTTAGAGGAGAATTAAGTTGTCATTAGAAAATCTAAAAAGTGTGTTTAGTGATATTTCAAAGTTTACAAATACTGATGTTACTACTTTGGAAAGTAATCTGGATATTGATGGACCAGCAAGAAGGATAGATAGAGCACCTGCTAGGCAGAGAGATAGACGCCCACCAGGTCCAGAAAACCTTTCTAACTTTTTGGGTGATACATCAGATTTAAATATAGATGGAGCTCCATCATTTACTACAACATCACTATCTGACATATACTTAAATTTTTCTACTAATACACAAACTGACATAGAAACATCAACTGATAGTGTGGGTGGTGGGTTTAGTTTAAATTTTAATAATTTATTTCAAGCAGCTGTGGGTAACCCTCAAAATTTATCTGATATATTTTCACTAGGTAATACTAAAGTTATGACTACAAGTGAATTTGCAAATGCCTCCTTGTATTACATAGATAGTAATTTTGGTGATGTTTTGGCGGTTGATGCTACTTTAAATAAGTTTGGAAAATTAGAAGAAAATTTTAATGAACTAGCTGATAAGGTAGGATTACCGGGTGTAAAGATTCCAAATGTTAGTTTGAGTAAAAACATAAGTGATTTAAATCCATTCAATAATTTAGATTTAATATATCAAAATCAAGTTTTTGAATTATTCAACGCTAATGCACCTACTGATTCAGACGCTGGTCCTGTAGATAGAAATGGTGAGTTTTTTGGTGTACCACAATTTAATAATCCATATAGGGGTGTGGCGTTTCAAGTGTTGGGTGATACTAATAAAACAGGTGATGTAATAGATTTATCTTATCAAGGGCAAGTTGTTAACTTAGCTGAATTAGAAATTCAAAATCCAATAGCAGCTTGGAGATCTGGTGATATAAAATTTAAACCAATTGAACTTCCAAAAATTAAAATTACTGGAGATTTACCTGGATTTCCACCATTTACTCCTCCTAAATTTAGTTTTCCAGATTTACCAGAATTTGATTTACCCAAGTTTCCTGATTTAAACTTACCTAGATTAAATTTACCTGATATAAATTTACCTAAACTAAATTTACCAGACATAAATTTACCTAACATAAGTTTACCTAATATTGATTTTCCTGATATTAAATTTACATTGATGGATGATTTTATTAACGCTGTTAGAAAATTAAAATTTCCTGATGTTGATTTACCTGACATACCGAACTTATCAGGATTTGGAAACTTTTTAAAGAAATTAAAACTTGATATAGATTTTCCAGATTTACCAAATATAAATTTACCGAATGTAAATCTACCCAACTTAAATTTACCAAATATTGATTTGAGTGGAGTTGGTTCCGCTTTAAAAAATGCAGGAGAATTTTTAGGAGATGCCGCATCATCGGTAGGTTCAGCTATAGGTGACGCAGCAAATATTGTTGGTAACGCAGCGGGTGCAGTTGGTGATGCTATCGGTTCTGCGGTAGACCCAGCAAAAGATTTTTTATCCAAAATAAAAATATCACCATTTAAAATGAATGGTCAAGTAGATTGGGGTAGTTTGGGTATAGCTGTAGAAGCTGGAAATTTAAATCCTATAGAATCTATCAAATTACCAGCTTTAGATTTACAGAACCCTTTTAAAGTTAAT